CGGCGACGGCTACGGCTACGGCTATGGCGACGGCGACGGCTACGGCTACGGCTATGGCGACGGCGACGGCTCCGGCTACGGCTCCGGCTACGGCTCCGGCTACAGCTCCGGCTCCGGCTACGGCTACGGCTACGGCTACGGCGACGGCTCCGGCTATGGCTACGGCCCCGGCTATGGCGTTTAATTGAAAACTAAACATTTAATCATCAAGTTTAATAACTCAATCCTATTCTCACTTTACTTAGATGATGAACAGTTTGAGTTACTCAAAAAACAAAAACCGTTGAACTTAATTGATAACTTTAGAGTTCAAATTGTTTCAGTGTCAATTCAAGAAGTTATAGTTGAAATAAATGGGTAAACCCAGTCCCCACTTAAATCATAGTACTGGGTATGATACGTATCATCACGAAAGGAGAGGTTTCTATTATGCCAGAAGCCAATCTGAACGACCTTCTCAAGACTTCCGCCCGCGAGAAGGGCGATACGACTTACATTGGCACAAAGGTGAAGAACGAAGTGTTCGAAGCCATTTGTGGCGTGTTTGGCGTACCTGCAACAACGAGCGGCACTGCGCTGTTCAAGGAAATCTTGAGCGTAGGGCTTCGAGCAAAGAATTATCAGCCACCGTCAGAATAATGATAGTGGCAGGCTACTGTCAAACCTTATTTTCAGTAGCTGATAATGGTTCCGAGTGTAGAATCTAAGCTAGTTTATAGCGGGTTTTTATAGTTGGTAAATGTGGGTTCGACTCCCATCACTCGGACTAGGGTTGACTGGAAATCCTGACAAAATTTAGGAAAAGTAAATGTTGAATAAAAAGTGGGTGGAAGAAATTCAAGCAATAGCAAAGAATAATCAATGTCAAGTATCTAATTTTGACGAAGATTCTATGATTGTTACATTCTCACATATTCAAGCTGGACACAAAGATTTTTATATAAACGGATTAACTCCAATTTTAGTAAAAGAATGGATATCAAAATCAATTGGAAGTTTGTCGACAACTCAAGTTTGAGTTGTTGTTCTTTCTAATTTAGGTAAGAGCAAGATATTCTATTGAGCGACGTAACTGATAGGGTAATCCCCGATAAACTTCCAATCATCAAAAAGACTTATGCCAGAAATAACCTTTCAAGGGCATCACATTAAAACATTTAAAGTATCAGGGATAATTACTTTTATAACTGAAGTAAAGACTGAAATTAAAGTGGATGTTAATCGAAAAGATGAATCTAATTGGGACTTTGCTTCTCAAGCTAAATTAGCTTTGATTGAAGAAGCAAAGAAACAGGTTCAACTTGGTAACTGTGAAGCTAAAATATCTAACGCTGACATTCATCTATAAATTCGCTTTACCTGTTTTTCAGTGTGTTTAGCAGAACGCAGTAGCTAATCGTGATACCCCTACGACTCTAAATTTCGCCCTTGTTTTTAACGAACTAAGGCGGTATATACCTTTATGTATCCCAAAAACGAAATAAGCGAAATTAAAGGTAGTTTGTTTGAAGTTAAAGCATTTCCTATTATTGAAATAGATGAATTTTTCCCTCACTACATCTTTACATACCTTCCACAAACTTGGTCAAGAAAGTTTCTATCACATATGACAGAAGGTTTTTGCACAATCAGGAGAATAAAATGATAATAGTAATAGCTCATAATGGTGGAGAAGAAATTAGTCGAATCTCTTTGAAGGATTTGATTTCAAGTCAAATGAAGCAAGTTGCAACGATACGTCCACTTTTATCAGAAGATGATGAAATCGTGGACGTTTTTATTGATGCCACAAATGATATTGTGGCTATTACGATAAAATGAAAAAACGATATTGGTATCGCTACTCATTATGTACTGAAAAAGGCATGACGGTGCTTGATACCAATGATGTTATATATGCTTGGGGTGAAGCTAAAGCTAGAAATCTTGAACTTCGAAGACGATTAGCTGATTTAAGAATAGGTAAAAAAGTCATTAAAAATCGTTATCAAATAATTCGTAAGATTGATAAAAGCAATCAAATTCCTATAGTCTTTAGAACGCTAATGAGGGTGGTAAAATGATACTCAAAAGATTTGGGCCAATTCCTTGTAAGGATTGGGAAGAAGTAAAACTAGAGCTTGCTCATGCTGAAAAATCTTGCTCAGAGAATTTTACTCCAAGAACATGGGGATTACTTATTCAAGTACAAGCATATCTGGATGTCAATGGATTTCAATTCGAAGCTATAGCTCTTGATAAAGCTGGACAATTAGCGATTCGTCAAGTTTTAGCAGAGCAAGAACTATTGAAAGTAGGTAATGAAATTTTACCTTGATATAACTTCAAAAAATACTCCACAACTTCATGAAGTGTTACTAGCTATAGCTAGAGCTAAAAATAGTGATTGGAAAATTCATGTTGAACCAACTCAAATTTTTGTTATTTGTGTGAATAAGCCAAAAGATATAGGACAACTTCAATGGAAAGAAGTAGGAAAAGATATCAAATAGGTGATTTTATAATGCTTGGATTATTACTGATTGGAATGATATTAGTGATGATTCAGATTATAGAATTAGGAGGTTAGTATGGCAACATTAATCAGCTATCACTCAAGCGATGGCGATAAAGGTCGTTGTGATTCACGATGTTATGACGCCTATGGTCCAGACTGTCATTGTGTTTGCCAAGGAGTAAATCATGGTAAAGGACTTGAACAAGCAAAAGCTAATACCGACCAATTAGCAGAACAATGGATTGAATTATGTCAAAGAGACAGAGGGCTGAGCCAAGATATCACTTGGAAAGTCCTGGGCACAAAAGTGGCAACACCGAAATAGCGACAGCTGACTTACGTCAATTTTTATCGTTATTGGTGACTCATCAGCGAACGTTAACTGGTGAATGTCGTTATTGTAATAGTCATCCACCATGTAAAAAGTGGTGTCCAATACATAAAGTTCAAAGAATGTGGAAAGAGAAGAATCTGGAGTGGTAGATACTAACATACCTTCGCTGTGGTGGGACTTCATAAGTGTTCCCGCGCCACCTTCCGTGGCGGCAGAACCAGAAAAATCCATCACAGCGTTGGCTATTCGTGAAATAGAGCGTATTGATGCTGAAATTATTCCAGAGATTCCAAGGTTTCTAGCTGACGTTTTACGTAAATTTCAAGTTCAAGGTGTATATTATGGAATTAGCAAGAAAAAGACTTTTATTGCTGATGAAATGGGGTTAGGAAAAACTCTTGAAGCATTAGCTTCAACTGAAATTCTTAGTGGTTATCCATGTTTAGTAGTTTGTCCAGCCTCACTAAAATATAACTGGGAAGCTGAGATTAAAAAATGGCTACCACATAGAACAATTAAGATTTTAAGCGGTGATAGTGATATCCATCTTATGATGGGAACACTTAAAAATGATGCAGATATTCAGATAGTAAATTACGATATGTTAAAAGCATATTGTGAGACTCTTGAGAATTGGGGATTTAAGACAGTCATCTTCGATGAGAGCCATTATCTCAAGAATCAAGATGCAAAACGAACATTATTTGGAACTAAGATTTCGCAAAAAGCTGAGAATATATTCTTGCTTACTGGGACAGCTATTCTTAATCGTCCAATGGAGTTAATTCCTCAGCTTAAAATAATCAAAATGATAGATAAGTTTGGTGGCCCGTACAGATTTGAGAAAGATTTCACTCACAAATATGGGCCAATGCGTGGAATGGTTAAGAATCTTGACTCACTCAATAAGCAAATGCGGGCACTCTGTTATATCAGACGCACTAAGTCAGAAGTTCTTACCGAGTTACCACCCAAGCAACGTCAATACATAATGCTTGATATAGTCAATATGATGGATTATAAAGCGGCTAGAGAAAATCTCTATCAGTATTTAATGGATAAAGCTGTTGGGGCTGGAGGACTGGAAGAGTTTCTGAAAAAAGACCTGTCAGCTATGGCAAATACATTAGCGCAAATTGAATACTTGAAACAAATTTGCGCTAGAGGTAAAATGCCGCTTGTAATTGAACGTATTGAAGATTTTCTCGAAGAGTCAGACGATAAACTGGTTGTCTTTGCTAATCATATTGAAATTCAAAAAGGAATACTCGGTAAGTTTCCAAAAGCGGCTCATCTATTAGGCGAAGATACTATTGAAGCTAGAAATTTCAATGTAAATAAATTTCAAAGTGATCTTGATTGTCGTTTGATTATATGTAGTTTAAATGTAGGCGGTTTAGGGATAAATTTAACTGCATCTTCAAATGTTTACTTTGTTGAGCTTGGCTGGAATCCAGCGGTTCATAATCAAGCAGAAGATAGAACTCATAGAATTGGACAGTATAGCTCAGTTAATATCACTTATTTTCTAGGTAAAAATACAATTGATGAAGATATCTATGAGCTTATCGAGAAAAAGCGTGTTATAGTTGATGCTACACTTGATGGAAATGTTACTGATGAACGATACAATATATTTAATGAATTAATTCAAAGATTGAGAAGAAGAGTATGAGACATCAATATATTAAATCAAAAATATCAATAGGTTCTTTGGATTTAATAGTTTGGTGCAAAGAAAATGATAGACTTCTATGGATTGACGGTTGGAAAAATCCAATTAGGTCTCCACTAGTAATAATGAATATGCAATTAAATACTGTATTGGGGTACATTAGATCAGGAAAAATGTTTGAGGCTATCCCGTTATGAAACTTTGGAATATTCCACCACAGTATCTTGACGATTATCATTTAATACAAGATCATGATAATTGCGTCACCCTGTTTAATTTGGAAGATGAATCTATTCCAGATGAGTTTTATGCTTATCTATTTTTGAAAGCAAGAATAGATGAGGATGAACTTGAAGAAAGAGGAATAGATGATAATGTGCAATGTCATATTACCGATGATGATATGCCAGATGTACTTGAATTTGAAGAACCGGATTATGAAGATGTAGCGGCTGATATAATGCTAATAGTAAATGTTTGGGAAACTTTACTACGAAGTCCATATCTTAGAAGTGGAATAGACACTAAGATTGAGCAATTATTACTTCAATCTTACGAAGACATATATCATGAATTGGTTTTCTCGCTTCAATCCAAAAAAGAATCTTATGAATGATGAAGTAATACTTTCAATTCCATTATTTAAAGAAGTGTATAGTAGATCGATGACAAACGGAATGATTAAAACTGTTTGTGAGTTGAAAGCTATATACGATAATAGAGTCTTAGCGTATGGCATCTCAAGACTTCCAGAAAAAGCTAGATACAATAAAGCGCTAGCCAAAAAAATATCCTACTCAATAGCAATTCGAGTATTGTTTTTGAAAATTGCTCAAGAACGAACATTGATCGAAGATACAATCCCAGATGAGGAAAATGGAAAATCAGAAGAGAGTGGCTAGAATAGCTATTAGTGAAGAATTAATCCAAGACGGGCAGCTTGATAAGTTTATCAAATATCCTGGTGTGACTATAACTTTATTGTCCACTAAACCTTCAACTATTGAAAATTTAGACTCAGCAACTAAATCTTATAAAAGATTTAAGTCAATTCATGCAATAAGATTAGCTGATAAAATTCCAAACCTTAGTCAAATTGATATACTCTTTTTGAAAAAAGACAAATTTGATTATGCTAGAGAGTTGGCAAAAAGTGCAGAGAATATGGCTTGGAAGCGTAGGATATTTGTGTATCTTCAATTTGGCTCAGATGATACAATGATAGTTGAAGATTTATTTTGTTATTGTGGTTGGCAATACTTTTCAGAGTATGTTAGAGAGTATCTTAAAGTTCCGAATAAAGAAAAGAAGCCAACCAAAGCTCATAAACGCGATGAGCCTGATTATAAAATAGAGCAGGCAGAACCAGTTCAAGATGATGTTATCCCACTAGACGAAGAAATTCCACCATCAGATTTTAATAATGAGAACTATGTATCACCCGAAGATAGCCCATTTTGATATTGACTTTAAAAATATTAATTTACTTGAGATAACAAAATTTCCAAATAATGAGTTTAGAATAATTTTATTCATGATTTGGAAGGTGCAACAATCTCATATAGATAAACGTCATAAGCCTAAATTTGATTTTGAAGAAATTTCAAAGAAGTGTGGAATTTATTATCGGTCAGTAGCGCCACTTCTGAGAAAGCTCAAACGTGAAAAATTAATTTATCGTTCAATGATAGATTCAATAAAAGGTAAAGAATATCATTTAGAATTACCTGAAGGGTTTAAATATTCTCAAGATAATTTTCTGAAGTTTTTAGAGAAATCTGGGAATACTGTAGTTGAACGTGCGAAAAGAAGCTTATTATCAGGAGTTTATCAAGTAAGTCAAATGTTAAATGCTAGTCATAGAACTCTATCAAAAACAACTACCAAATCTCAAAAAAGTAACTCCAACTGAGTGGAACTCTTTGTGTCCTTTTCATGAAGAGAATACACCCAGCTTTCATGTTAATGAGATTACTGGTCAATACTATTGTTTTGGATGTGGTAGGTCAGGCAATCATCATACTTTCATTAAAGAGTTTGGGATTCAAGTTGACGAAAAGGAAATTGTTAGAGATGAGATCATTAAGTCAACAATATCAGGACTCACTGATTCTATCTCTCCGATCGTTATTCGTCAACTTCATCGTAATCTTTTGCTCGATTCCAGAAAAATTGAATATCTTATACGAGAACGCTTCATTTCATATTTTTCAATCAAAAAATATCTTATTGGATTTGATCCTGATACTGAGCGTTATGCTATTCCTATTCGTTCACGATCTGGTAAATTTGTTAATATAAAACTTCATGCGTCCAACAAGAAACCAAAATCTCTCAGCTGGAAAGCGGGTCTCGGTTCAGCAAGATTGTATCCGATTGATGCGTTATATCGAAGTCAAATCATCTTATGCGAAGGAGAATTTGATACTCTTGCACTCCAGTCACGCCATATTAATGCAATTACTTCAACAACTGGAGTGGAATCTTGGCAAGATGAGTGGCGTGAGTTATTCACAGGAAAAGAAGTTATCGTGGCGTTTGATAACGATGAAGCAGGACGCGAAGGATTTGAAAAAGTTAAGTCATCACTTCAAGGAATTGCAAAAGATATCAAAGTCGTTACTTGGCAAACAAGTATTGAGGGTTATGATATAACTAACTTCATTAGAGATGGAGGGGATGTATTTAAATTGTTTGGAATTGAACGGAGAATGTGATGTCTGAAATTAACTTGTTTCGTGGCGGAAAAAGTGTAGTTCATATTTGGAATGATGCAAAAGCACAAATAGATGACTTGGTAAAAGAATTTCCAGAAATTAAGAAAATCTATTTCATATCTGATGCTTTAATCGAAGCCGTTCAAAAAGCTCGTATGGAAAGACGAATAACCGATAGTGGAGAAAATAGTCATGGATGAAATTCAAAAAGTCGATAAGAATGAGCTTGTATTACCAAGTCATTTTGATAATTGGTTTAAGTTGGCAGGTATTCTTATTAAAAGTCAAATGATTCCAAAATCTCTGGATAAACCAGAGAAAGTGGTCGCTGTATTACTCAAAGCAAAAGAACTAAATTTACCACCAATGCTTGCACTCAGCTCTATTGACATTATTAATGGAGTCCCTACCTTAAAACCTCAATTAATGCTTGCTCAAATTCGTAAAAGTAAGTTTTTCGAATCGCTTGAAATTGTAGATGATGGTAAAAATTGTAATGTAACAATGAAACGTAAAGGTGAAAATCCGCATACTGAGGTATTTGGTATGGAAGATGCTGAAAGAATGATGAGTAAAGAAGAGGGGAAAGTTATAAAACTTTCAGAAAAGTTTAATTGGCGAAGTATGCCAAAAGTAATGAGAAGATGGAGAGCTATTTCTGCTTGTGCCAGAATAGTATTTCCTGATATTATATATGGAATGTATATCCCAGAAGAAATTGACCCAACAATAGAAATGATTGAAGAGGCTTCATTTGAAGACATTCAAATGCCTGGACAAGAACCTATTGATTTATATAATGAACTTCGTGATAGTTTAACTGTGGCTTGGAAAGAATCTAAATATCAATCAAATTTAGCTAAATGGACAGAAGAAAAGAAATCTGAGATAGAAAAACTTCCAACCAATTTAAAAGATTCACTAAAACGAGATTATGTGAAGTTATTTACTAAACTTCCAAAGGAAGAATTAAATGGCGCAAGTCAATCTGAACGACCTATTGTTGAGCAGCCCAAAAACAATACGGACACCAGTGAGTAGAGAAGAGGGACAACTCCTTGAAGACGATCCGACCGGTGGACGAAAGATTTTTCGTGTAATGAAATATGAACAATTTCATTTAGATACTAAAGAAGGAGTTGAAGCATATAATGATTTATTATCAAGAATTGATTTTTCAAACATAATAAATATTACTATGCCTGGGTATGTAGCTCATATCATATATTTAACTGAAGTAATTAAGGTTGATCGTAAAGAGCATGATGCGCTATTACCTGTAATTGAAACAGAACCACAACAATCACTATTTCCTAAATCAATGGAGTAAACTATGGCTCAGCTAGGCGTTGCAGGTTCGAAAGAATTGGAAACTGGAGGAGTGATTCTTCTTCCACTTGAGCATGAAGAAAAAATCAACGGTGTTCCAAAAATGGTTCCAATTGAGTATTTTGGAGAGATAATCTCTTCAAAAGAGAAAACTACTCAAAAATCAGGCGAGAAGTTTCTTGAAGTTCATTTTGGAGTAGATTTTAATGGGGATAGAGCTGATGTTAAGGATGCGTTATTTTATAAAGATACAGCTATTTGGAAACTATCAAAGTTGATTAATCTTCTTGAACTCAATAAAAAGACTGTCTGTGAAGAAGATTTTATTGGACGTTTTATGTGGATAACGGTTATGTATAATGAGTATGAGGGTGCTGGTGGGACAATGCGAAATAATCAAACAAAAGATTATATCAGAGCGGCAACTAAAGAAGAAGTTGAGAAGTTGAGTGGACCACCGCCCGATAGTGGCGAAATAACATTTCCATAATCAATTCAATGTTTGGCTATAACCTCTTTGAGCTTTGTGAAAGTGACCTAGTTTTGCGTAAAGTCTAAACTTAGCCATAAGTTATAGCCATTAAATAATTATGAGTTTACCTAAATCATTAATTAATTGGTATGGCGGTAAAAACAAGCTAGCCAGACAAATAATCTCTATAATGCCAGAGCATGAGCATTATGTAGAAGTATTTATGGGTGGCGGTGCGGTATTCTTTCAAAAGCCAAAGTCTAAATTAAATACAATCAATGATTTGAATAGTAATCTTGTGAATTTATATATTCAAGTCAGAGATCATCATGAAGAATTGATGGAAAAATGTTATTGGACGCTTCGTTCTCGTGAAGAATATCGTAAATTTTATAAGTTATATCAAAATGATTTCAAAGATATAGATGGTGTTACTAAAGCTATGATGTATTTATTCTTAGTACAATCAAGTTTTTCAACACAACTTCAAGCAGGTTATTCAGCCTCAGTATCGTCTAATTCTGCTAGTTTTAATCTGGATATACTTGAAAAAATTAAGATGGCAAGGGAAAAGTTAGATGGAGTGGTAATTGAGAATTTATCATTTGAAAAATTGATTCCCAAGTTTGATAGAGATACAACTACGCCACTCTTATACATCGATCCTCCATACTACATAACTTCTTTACAAGAGGGGAAAAAATATTATGAAAAAGTGATGTCAAAACATCAGCATGAGGTTCTTTGCTCAGTACTTACTAAGTACAAGAAACCTTGGATACTTAGTTATGATGATTTACCAGAAGTAGTTGATATGTATAAAGATTTCAATATATTTCGTATTAATGTAAAATACTCAGCTGGTAAAGTTGGGAAAAATAAACAAATTGACGAGCTTCTTATAACTAATTTCAGATCAAAGAAACCTCAACTTGATATATTTGATGAATCTCTAGTCGAAATTGAAGACGTTCAAGATGAAGAAAAGATACAAACCTCATTAGATATCAAACTTAAATCAGAAAAAGAGCTTGAGGAAAAATTAAAGGAGCCAGTAATTGTCAACAGACCTGAATCGGCTGGTGAACAAGGAGCATTATTCGATTAGTGAAACTGAGAATATGTTTCTCGGCGCTATAGTTGGAGGAACTATTGATTCTGAATGGGTTCTCAAGCTTAGACGTGAGCATATTATCAGTCAAAATGGAGTTAAGTTATATGATTTAATTTTAAAACATCATCTTGAATTAGGTTGGTGTGATTTTTTATCTTTACAAAAATCATTATCAGAAACGATAACTACAGCCGAAGCTAAAAAGTATCTGGATGATCTAGTTGCAAAAGTTCCATTTGAATTTAATCCAGCCAAAGCTATAGAGATTCTAGAAGAAACATTTATCAGACGTGAATCAACTAATCAAATTAATTCAGCATTAACAGCTATTCAGAAAAATCCTATAGCTGCTCCTGAGATATTATTTTCAGTATATGAGAAGATAGAGGGATTAATTGATTATAAAGTTGATTTTTCACTTCATAAAGAAGTGGATAAAACAATTGAAGAATTGATATCAGGAAAAATTGTTAGTGTCATCCCAACTGGACTTAAAGGATTTGATGATTTAACTGGAGGATTTTCAAGGAAAGAAGTGACTATAATAGCGGCTAGACCTAATCATGGAAAAACTACGACTTCTGTTTCATTGGCATTATCAATTCTAAATAAGAATCCAAATGCAAAAGTGATAAAGTTTGAGCTTGAGATGGATAAAGAATCAATTAAGCGAAAGTTTTTATCAAGCCTCTCAGTAGTATCTTCATATGCAATGAGAATAAACAATTTAACTCCTGACGATATTACTAAACTAAAGGTTGGAGCAGAAAAATTCAAATCATACGATAAGCGATTATTTATTTATGATAATGTATATGACTTAATGACAATGAATAAGATTGCTCGTTCTGTTGGTGCTGATATGGTGATGGTTGATTTTATAACACTTATGGATGACGTAGAAGAATCTTCAATGCGTCTTAGTTTGGGACGAGTGGCAAAGATGGCTAAACGATTTGCTAAAGCTCATAATATGTCATATGTATTTTTTTCTCAACTTAATAGAGCTTCAGAGTTTCGTGAGGGTGGACGACCAAGCTCTTCTGATTTAGCTGAATCTGATATGCTCACACAGCTTGCGTCAGAAATTATTTTACTTTGGTACAAGTTCAAAATCACTCAAGATGAAAAAAATGTAAACGACTTGTTTTTAATGTTTGACAAGGCGAGATATTCTTCAATTGGAGATAGAAAGTTTTACTTCAACCCCAACTACGTGATATTAAAAGATGCCTAACCCAAAATTTCATGGTGTAATCTATCCAAATAATGAGGTTTGGATAGATGATGAATTACAAAATTGGGATGAGCAAAAATTTCAAGAAATGCGTGTTCCTTTAATCAGATGGGCATTAACCGATACTGAGTGTGAGAAAAAGATAATTAATGGAGTTTTATTCAGTATATTTCCAACTAAATCAAAACATAAGAAGCATAAATTCATTAATCCATTTAAAGGAAGGTATTAAATGAAACGTCTAACTTTTGTTGACATAGAAACAATGAAGGGGGAGAGACCAGAAATAGCTCTTGCTCCATTCTTAAAAGGATTGAGGGGAAACCCTAAAAGCGATCCAGTGACTCAAGATTTTCAAGTTAGAGCAAAACGTGAAAAAATTCTTAACGATAAAGTTCTTCTCACGCCTGTAGCTTCAAGAATACTTTGTATAGGTGTTCGTGAAATAGTTGAACCAGGAATAGGTGATTATGTAAACGGAGTAAAAGTTGAAGATAACTGGCATTTTATATATGATCCAGATGAAAAAAAGATGATTCAAAAGTTTATAATGTTAACAAATCCAGCCACTAAATATGTGACATTTAATGGCAGGACTTTTGATTTTCCATTTCTCATGTTTCGTGCGGCAATGATGAAAGAAAATCTATCCTTGCCGATCTATCCATATAATGGACGAGATAATCATATTGATATCTTTATCCATCTCAATAATATCTCCAATTTATCAATGTTAGATAATTCATTGTCGATGATAGGAATGGCTAAATGGAGAGAATATCTCGCTCTTGCGCCAAAAACTCAAGACCCTACCAAATTAGAAGAATTGGTGATAACAGGACAACTTGATAAAGTGGAAGAATATGTTAAAGGAGATGTTGATGAATTGGTTAATATGTTCAACATTTTTTCAGGAAATTTTGAATTATGAGATGCAACTTATTCACTATTAAACGGTGGAGTAATGAAAAATGTGCTCAGAACTACTTTACTTGCTTTTCTATTGATATTAGTTACAAATTCAACAGATAAAGCTGATACACTTCCAGTAAAGAAGAAGCTGACTTTTGAAGATGTTCAACCATTTATACTCTTTTTTGAATCTTCAAATGGAAGGTATAAGTTTAATAGAAATAAAAATGGTACAGTTGATTGTGGTGAACATCATATAAATAGTCGTCACTTTTTAATAAGCAAGACCAAGCCAACGAAAATGCAATTTGCAATCGATTCAGTCTTTAACAAGTTCAAAATACCATCCAAGTTAAAAATTAGAGTGATGGAGGCTATGCGAAATGATACTTTAAATGAAGAATTAGCTATAGTTATATTTAGAATTCAGGGGGTAAAAGCATGGATGTCATATCCAAAATTTAAGCAGTATTTGGAGGGATATAAATATTAAATGGCACAACCAAATCTATTTGATGTATTGAAGCCATCAGAAGATAAACGAAAAAATCAAGCTCCAAAGAATCAAAAAATAGGCAAGGAGTTTGAGAAAGAAATAATCAAATCTTGTAAGCTGTATCAAGAATTGAAAATAGCATATATTCAGAAATTCTTTCAAGAAGCATTTTGGGTGAACAAGGGTATGGGCGGATTTATGGCTTACAGGGATGGTGGAGCTGGTTTTGATTTTATTGGAGGGATAGTGGAAACAAAGTCACCAATCTTTATGGAATGCAAGTCAACAGCGGAGTCACACCTTGAAATTGGACAGGAAAAAACGGGATTAAAAATTCATCAAGTTAAAGATATGTTTATGCTGGAGGAATTAGGATTTGAAGTGTATTTACTTTGGCAACTTCGTAAGGCTGAAATTGTATATAAAATAACACCAAAGCAAATTCTTAATCTTATTGGAGAGACTAAAAGACTCAACATAATGAATTGTCAAGAAAATCATACTCCTATAATAGTTAAAGTGAAACATGAAAATAATTGGTATTATGATTTTCTAAATAAATTGGAATAATATATAGAGGATACCATGACCGACACCCAGAACTGCATTAATTGCGGGCATCGAGAAGAGAGCCACGTACAAAACAACGGAGAAAATACCTGTCAGATTTGCGATTGCAGGGATTTGAAGTTGACGCCCGACACCCGAAGACAGGCGGTACACAGCGAACACCACGATAAGCACTTACCTTGCCGCGACTGTGAGGCAACGGTTCTTCGGATTGACTATCTCGAATCCCTTGCCGTCCGCGAGCGGGAGGAAAGAGAAAAAGCAGAACGGAAAGCCGAACTGATGAAGAAAGCCGCAGGCCGTTACCTTCCCTGCCCCGATCACAGAGACAAGGTGAACACGGCGGAAACGGGATGCCCTTATTGCCGTGTCGAAGTAGCGGAATCACACGAAGCGTCCGAGTGGGAGAAGAACAAGGAGATGGAGGAGAGGGTAAGAGAATTACGAGAACGGGTTGCTCAATTAGGCGTGGCGGAGGTATGGAATATCGTGCACCTCATCTGGCAACTTGACGATTTTTGTGTCGGGCAGTTCAAGAAGCTCCTGCCTTACTATGTTGATGGGGCACGCAACATCAGGGAAATGGGCAAGGAGGATCAGGAGGAATTTGTAGAATCGCTGGGCTACAATATCGGGCGCGACCTACAAAACTATATTGACCAATTACGCTCCCCCCACCCCCCAGAGAAGGAGGAACAAGGATGAACGACAATCCACAACGATACGCTAACGCACAGAATCCTAATCAGGGACAGTTCAAGAGGGTGCTCTGTGTTTGTTCGGCTGGACTCTTACGCTCACCTACCGTCGCGTGGATTCTCTCTAACCCACCTTTCAACTTCAACACGAGATCGGCGGGGAGCAATCTCAGTTACGCCTTGATTCCCATTGACGGGGTTCTGGTTCATTGGGCAGACACGGTTGTATTTGTGAATCAAGAGAACAAACGCCAAGCGGAGAAAATCGTAGGACTGATTGGCAAGGACGTACGCGTGCTTTCACTTCCAGACAGCTTTGAGTTTAGAGACCCCGAGTTGGTTGAGATTGCAAAAACAGAATTGTTGAAAGTGTTTGCCCCAGAGAAGGGAGAAGGAGAAGGGAAATGACAAACATATCAAACTGGCATTGGCTGATTTTCAAGGCAAAGACTCCACATAATCCGGAATCGAGTGAGCATCACGCTGGGAAGGATGAACACTGTTATCAGTTTTGCGGTGGCGAACAGGAGTTTATACTATGACAATTTTCTGGAGAGTGAAACTATGGTTCTGGACGCAAGTATTTTGTTGGGCAAAAAGGAAGGAACAAGAGAAAGGGAAATCCCATGCCTAACAACTCCCAGACCGCCCCAGAAGAAGGAATATTGGATACTGAGGATTACAGGATGAAGAATTATCCAGACCACGAGGGGAGAAAGAACTGTGTGTGGATTGAGAACAAGGAGGGGGAGGGAATGGCAATCTCCCTTGACGAAATATGGAAGGAACATTTTTGAGAAAGGACTAACCACTATGACCCAACAACCTAATCCCGCTCCAGAAGATTGTAAATGGCATGAAGGTGACGAACCATTGCCGGATGATTATGAATACAATCAAGGTTGTCAGTATTGTGGGCGAGCATATGATACACGGGATTGTCCGATTTGTGGCAAGACATTTCTTGATTGGTGGAGTCCAGCCCCAGCCTTTCATGACGTTTTTGTTTTTCCGCGAGTGACAAGTAGTGGCGATATGGCATGTTCGCGGTGTATCAAAGAATTGGAGTGCGGAGCAGAACGAGAAGCCGAAGAAAACAAAAACTATTACCCAGATCCATTTGAGGGAGAATAAACCATGACCGCCCCAGAAGAAGGACTGAAGCCGTGCCCGTTTTGCGGAGGAACACCCGTAATGAGTAACGGTAAGAATGGCATTTGGTGTGGCTCTTGCCCTGCGTGGATTAAACTTGCTGGCGCATCGAGGCAAGAAATCGTAAGACTTTGGAACACCCGCCCCTTGCTCCCAGAGGGCGGAGAGGGGGAGAGGGGAGAACTGCCGGCAGTCGAAGGTCGAATTTGATTCCGTCAAAGACCATATTGCGGGCATCGTCGCGCAGAACTTTGAAGCGCCAGCGAATCAGCAGCCGATCCTTAAAGTCACAGCGGCTGGGCACGGATATACCGCTGATGGGGAGCAGAAGCAACGCACCGCCGTCGTGAACATCGAATCGTTCTACGCGAAGTTGGTGTAAAGTGATGGGCCGTTAGACCTGTAAAGAGCAATCGGGTCTGGCGGCCTGTATTTTCCTCCCCAAGAAAGGATAATTAAAAACCAAAAGCGTGCCAATATACATTCAAACTATTACTAATCCAAGGTGGAAATTGATTTTGAATATTAGAACCATATACTGCTTGTCTAAAATGAATTGAAAATCCAGTATTGGTAACATTCATTATTCTTAAATATGTGGTTAAAATCTCATCATTTTGAACAAGATAAGTTTTTGGTGGGTCAACATCTCCTATTTCCCCTCTTGTAACATTACCTCTCAGATAATTATCACTCACTAAAGTCATCACTGACACATCAACCAAAGGAATATAATTAAACCAACCTTGTTTAAATGAGACTTCATATGTTCCAATAGATAGTAATAATGTTCCATACCCACTCAATCCTCTAACTCTTCCACTCATTTCAGCTACTCGTGAACCCCAAGCGGAATCAAGCACCCCTCCATTTGAGCCTGAAAAAGCAAAAGGTTGAATGTTTCTGAAATAGCTTCCAATATTAAAAGTATCAGGATAGTAAGTCCCGTTAAAATAAATGTCAGACGCCATGTATTCGAAAGTATGCAGTTCGTGGAGAGTTATATGAATTAATAAGAATTAAATTATCATCTCGTATCATATGAATAACTTTATAACCAAGATTTGACAAACCTAAATTATTGTATGGTGCATAAAAAGGATTTGAAATTTGATTAGATACTATTCCATTGCTATCACTCTTTACGTATACATAACATTTTGGTGGAAGATTGAATGATTTAGTTAATCCTAAATTGATTATAAAAGCGTCATAACTATTCATAATCGCTGTACCAATAATACCATAAGCATTAGCGTAATTTTCAACAATCTTTACTCCCCATAAAGCAGTTAACTCGTTTCCATTCTCTGGGATCATTTTATGAAAAGTAAATCTAGTATTTTGATAATCAATATTTTCCATTATAGATATGCCATAAGTAGTGCATACTGAGAAGTACCTGTGTGGTTTACTACCATAGAACTTCCAAGCCCTATTTCGGTAAATTGAAAGTATGGGTGAGATTGAATTAATCCACTAACATTGTCATAAACGGGTGCTGTTCCGATAAATTGATTAAATTGTCCTGACTCGCGAACATATAGCTTTAAATAAGGTGGAAAATAGTCACATCTTAACGCTGAATAGTCAAATAGATAGCTACCAGCACTAGCTATAGTGGCAATTACAGTAGCCATTTTATAAAAACGTTGACTAAATTCTCCAAGAGCATTCATCCAATCCCAAGTTATCATACTATCTGGGCTTGGCAAGAGTTTGCTTGGAGTAATCGAATAAATAGTTGAACCGTATGTCCCTGTTTCAAATGCCATAATCAAAAGAACTTATACGCTGTTCCAAGAATAGATGAATTGATATCATAAGATGTTCCAAGATAACAGTATAAAACAGTTCCAACATAACTTCCAAACTGATCACGCTGAATTGGCCCGAGATCATAAAAACTCTCATTTGGGAAGTATGGTCTCGGTATTGTATCAAACAATCCACGTTTAAAAACTGCTACATGACTTACCCCATCAAATATACCGAATGTAGTATAGACTCCGAGCAACTCACATATTTCCATATAATTCATACTTGGATTAGTTCCAACCTTTGAGCCAAATCCAATATAATGCCCAGCATAATTTCTAACAGTTAATCCGTTGAAAATTTTTACTGCGGTGTAATCTTTTACTTGAAAATCATCACTAGAAAAAATACCAAGAGTTCCATTTATAGAGCCTATGCTATTTAAAGTTGTAGCATATCCAATTCTAGATACACCTGACGGCAATGTCCCACTTTCTTGTATAGCTGAAGCCCATTTACAATTACCACGACCATACGTTCTTTGAACATCTATAGCTTCAAGATCAACAGTTGAATTTTCAAAGGCTTTTCTATACCCAATAATTTCAAATAAACGATTAGTTAAACTTCCAGTTGTATGGCTAACTCTAATTGTATCTGTAATATTGTTGATTAATCCGTATAGAGTAGTTGGAATTGATATACTATCCACCCCAAGCTCTGTATGAGTTTGAAATCTCCATGCTATAGTTTTTGCATCAATATCATTTCTTAGCCATTTAGATTTAATTTCTTTGAATTGAGTCACTCTGGCAACTGAATTTGGAAATTTAACTTCAAGTAACTTTGAGTATCCTTGATTAATTCCAATTCCTTCACCCTGATAGTCATACCAAATTCGTATTCCAGCATAAGCCTCAGTGTTTCCTCTTGAAAATGAAAAACCAGACTTAATTTGTTGATCTTCAGAATAAGTAGCTGATGTTGTTGCGAATAATAACTGTCTTGGTCTAATTGATTTTATTGAAAACTTATTTTCTTCAGAGATATAAAATGATAACTGTAAATCAGATGCTATTTCTTTTAGTTCGTCAAAAGGCGTAGAGTTGTCATTTTGGAGAATTGTCTTAGAAATTTCTATCAAATCGGCTAACTCTAATTCTGAATCCCAGTTTGAATTGAAGTCTCCTGGGATAGTTCCAAGAGTAATTGATGGTAGCCAATTACCCCTGAAGTCTTTGTCACTTTTTCGTTTTCCATCTAGTATTTTATCATTTAAATAGGGATAATCTATATTGGAACCGGTTAATAATGCTCTTATAATTTGATTTGGAGAACCTTTCATTGATACAGGTTGAGCAATATAAAGATAATCACCAACCTTTATATCTTTTGTATCTGAAAATGAGAAAGTTCCAAATATGCCAAATCGAAGAGTTCCACCTGTTATAATGTATTCTTTTTGCTTTGTTAATGGATTATTAAGATTTGTAGCAACTCCAGATATTGAACCTGAATAAAACTTAACTCGTTGACCAGATGAAACTAAGTCATCTGGGATTTTATCATAATCTTGAATTTTATAATAAGCACCAATAACTCTATCATTTTGTGGACGATTACTTAAAAACCCTCCAGCCGCTCCAATTGCAGCACCAGCCCATCCACCAGTTATAGCTGAAACTCCGGCTGTTAATAATGAAATACCTAATGACTCAAGAAATGTTCTGCCTTTCTTTTTTCGTTGAATCCATTCAACATCACCGTAATCATCAAACATTACATCGGTACCATAAACTTTTAAGACTATCCCCCATTTTCTTCCATAAGCTTGAGAGCCAAGATTAGCATAATCGTATACGAATTGACGATTTGGTAAATCTTTGAGTAAATCTTTAAGCTGAAAATTAATAATACCATCTTTGACTTGTATAGAATCAATAGCACCAGTAAATTGATTTACATAAGTCAAAGGATTTGTATTAATCATAGCTGAAACACGAAGTTGTTTTCCTCGTGGCTCAGCTCCATTACCAAACAGAGAACCCCATAATTCTTGGCTTTCATCAACAAATGATGGCGACCAGTTTCCTACTTGCAGATCACCTGTCCAATGTTTGAGTTGTTTTTCTATTGTTGAGAATGATTTTATTCGTTCAGCCCAATTAGTAGTGGCAAAACTACCATCACCATTTTCTTCAAATAAAATTTTATAGTTTGGTTGAAATGTCCAGTTGGTAATTGTTCCATGACGAAGACTTGTTAAAGCTAAATAGTCAGCAAATGTGATAATTTCAACTGGATATCGTCTTGGATTCCATTTAAAATTTTCAGTAAACTCTGCGTAATCATTGAATGATTTTCGAGGTAGTTTTGGATTTGTTTCGGTAAATGTAACAGTATCAGAGAATGAACGTTTTGCTAAACTACCACAAGCTATAGTGGCATACGCTGAATCACTATAAGTTTTTCCATCGCTATCAATCCATAAAAATGTAGTTCCCTCAGTACCAAGCGTTGGTAAGTTAATTAATACATTAGTATCAGTCCAATTTGGAGTTGTTCCCTGAGTATCATCTTCAATTATACCTAATTGAAGTTGATCATATGCTTGTAATGCTTGATCATGCTGAAAAAGCTCAACTGTATTATCAAAACGAGTTGTTTTTATGTATGACTTTGAGTTATCTCCAAACTGTGATTCTTTATATACTATAATTCTTAAAGTACCAACAGTTCCAAATCTATTATTTATTGGATTACCACTTGGGAAAAAAGTATATGCTGTATAATACTCTCTTTTACCTTCTGGATAAAAAAGATCAAACGCCCATTGAGTCCCATCTGAACTAGTTCCCCAATAAAAACGAAATTTGAGACTTTCATTATAAAGAGAACGTGGCTGAAAGAATGAGCCATATCTCAAATAAAAACCCCCACCATCAACAGTTCCAGCATTTAATTTAAAAGGTGTTGGCATTATTCTTTTGAATCAGTTGCTTGATAAAATGCTTTAATTATATGAGAAGTTTCAGGAGTAACTATATGAATCACTTTTTTATCTTTGTCGTCATGTTTAATATCAACTTCGATCAACTTTTCAAGTAATTTATAAGTGTCCTTTGATATTTCCACATAAAATTTGCCTTCAACTACTTCAAGTTGAGAAATAGGAATAGTTTTTTCGGGAAGATTTATTTTCGATTGAAGTTTAGAATCAATTACTTGAAGTTCTTTTGCAGCCTTTTTGAAAATTAGTTGATTCACTCCAACAACATAATTATCAGAATTTTCTTCTGAAATTTTTGGAAAGTTTCCAAGTGATTTGATATAACGAAGTTTTCTATCCTGTTTTCCAATTTCAGATTTAGCTTCTTCAAAGTCGAAAATATCTTGACGAGTTTTCATTAATTCTTGACCACCTAAAAGAATGCGAATGAGCGTGTCAAAAAACTCGTTAAATCTTTGATCAAGTTGAGATTTATAGAAAATCATATCATAACGCTTAAAGTCATCTGGACGTTCTTGATAAGTTTCTCCATTTTCCATTGCCAATGCTAATTCTTTGATATCTTCAATTGGAATTTGAATTTGTTTCATGATAATTCTCCTAATTATACTCTTGTGATTAATCCTATCTCATAATCAGTCCCATCGACCTCTACTTTTAGACTGTTTGTAGTTAACGAGGGTGCTGCTCCGCCTCCAACAGTTCCAAGTCTCCACTTTCCCGCACCAGCTCCGGGATCGCCAGTTTTTAAAGTAGCGGCCACAAAATCATCATCGGTTGTGAGTGTGTTTACTGCGGAGCGATAAAGAACAGTATCCTCGCTTAAGCCAAATTTGATTCCAAATGCTACGGTCGTATTGTCCGCAAGTCCACCAACACGGAGATAGTTCTTTATCAAAACATTTCCATCATCAAAATATCCAGCCCAATTTGTTGTTGCTCCACTCGCTGTAGCGTGTAGACCGTAATTTGTCGTACCCGCACCAAGGGCTTCCCCTCTGATAGCAATATTCTGCGTTCCTGCACCATTACACGTCCCCCACAGAGATATTGCATCATTTCCACTTCCATGACTGTAAACCCCGACCCATGCGTTACTGTTCGACACACTTTCAACCATTCCATTGTTTATTACGATTCCAGATATGCCCCCATAAGCAACGTTTGCACCTATTGAAACTAGAGACGTCGTGTTCACTCTGAAATATGCTACCCCAGTAGATATATAAAGGTTCGCTTTTGAAGTTGCCACTTCTCCAAGAATTAAATTTCCACTAGCATCCCACTGACCTAATACCGTTGTATTATTCCCAACTCGAAAACCATTCGTTCCATCGATTGTGACCCATGAATTTGATGCCGCATAAGTGCCAGCCGCAAAACCATAAATTTCTGTTTCATAACCCCAATTACCGTTTAAATCACCAACTCGAAGTTTCTCAGTATTAGCTCCATAAGTAGCACCTTGAGTAAACATTGAAATTCTTGGCGTACTTTCAGCATCGAACTCAATTCGTCCTGTTCCAGTTTGACCAAGAACGAAGTAAATCGTTCCATCAGCCCAAGCTGGATCTGTTACATGAGCACTAGCTAAATCACGTGTGACGTTATATGTTGTTCCCGATACAAGATTACCAATTAAAATATATTCTGCTTTGATTGTTCCACTAGTATCATGAGCACGAATTTCAATAAAATCACCAACCGTCATTGCTTGACCAAAATCAATCGTAACGTCAGCTGAACCTACGGCTGGTAACTTACCCTGATTTTTCCCCATCTTCATTCGACCACCAACAACTTGAATTACATTTTCAGCGAAAATCAAAGCATTCATCGTCGAAATATATGATGAAGACCATAATTTCGTATATGAACCTAAATTATAAGCATCTGTTGTAGCTGGTAATAGTGACTTATCGAAAATTATATTGGAAGCAGTCGACGTTATATTCCCCCCGTTAATAGCCGCGTCCCCTGCTACGGTGAGGGAGCCGGAAAACGTTACATTGCCTGTAGCGCGGGCAAAAGTCAAAATATTAGAAGCGGTACCGTAGGAATAAAGAGCAAGATCGTTTGTCCCAGAACTTTGAAGGTTCAAACCCCAATGTGCTGTTCCGCTCCGTTTCATAGCTAACAGTGTACGGGCGAAGGTCGCGTTTGTCGTGTTTGAGACAAGAACGTTATCGTCTGCTCCCGCCGTTATCGCACCGGAGGAGAGAGCGTTGACAGTGATTCCTGCACTACCGAGTTGCGTGATTGTTCCGTCAACATTGATTCTCCATCCTCTGTCCGCGTCCCAATTCGAGAAGTAAAGCACGCCGGGACCAGTCGCTCCAACAAAACCATCAAGAGCCGTCGTCCCGTTTGCCTTCAACCTGATATTGGTGGCGGTGGCGTTTGCATTGATTGTTCCACTCGCCGTTATCGCACCGGAGGAGAGAGTGCCGACGGTAGTATTGCCGAATGAGTGTCCATTGGCGGCAGCAGTGATGATGCCTGTTACACCAATCGTTCCAGTAAAATTAGCAGTTGATGAAATAGTTTGACTATTAATCAATCCAGAAGTTACCGTGCCTATATTAAGCAGATTTCGTGAAGCATCAATTACTTGAGTAGCTCCAATATAGTAACCATTTAAAGTTTTTATATAGCCAGATGAAAGATTTATATTACCAGTTATAGGATCAGCACCACCTTCAACATGAGTTGAAGCATGAGCTTCAGGAGCAACCCCGCCAGTCGCTGTTAGAGTAATTTGACTATTGGCGTACGTAATTGCAATACCAGTTGACGCTATTAACGTAGCCCAATTTAGCGTTCCAGTTGAATCACCCATAAGCAAGTTACGGGTTCCAGCTTGAGTCCCGGGAAACACCCAATTTATATCAGCTTGGTACGAACCAGCAAATATTTTGTGCTTATAAGTTGATACGTCGTGCATCAATTGAGCGTAACCTTGGCGTATTCCACTTTCACCAAAAGGAATCCCGCTAGTTCTTTCATCTGATTCTATTTGACGAACTAATGCCATTTATTAACTTCCAGCTTGTATAGTCCAGTCAATGATAAGTGAGTCGCCATTAACATATCGTATATATGCTGAACCGGTTAATAGTGAATTATCATAAGCATATCGTCCGGTAAACAATTGAGTAACGCCTGCGGCGGCTGGGGTATATCCACGCCCGAGTTCAAAGAAATTCATATCTTTGGTTGTAGTGAACGAAAAAGTTCCTGAAAATTTAGCTTGGAGTGAACCAACCGCTGACTGAACCAACCCTCCTTGTGTTCCAGTTGAAGTTGTTCCTGCGTAATCTGAATCAATAAACGATCCAGCTGGTGATTTAAATGAACCCCACCCAATTGCATCAGCGCCATATTCGACTGAACGTGATATTAAAACTGTTCTCAAATTTGTATATAAAGTTACATTCAACGTATTCTTTTTTGAATAAACAAGTTCACGAATACTGTTTCTAACTCTATATACTTCAAGTTTACCGAATAACTTTGCCGAATCCATAATACTTCCTTTCAAACTGTGAATACTTGATTTGTTCCAAATTGTTTAACTATAACTCCAAAAGTCCAAAGGTCAAACGAGTTTTCACGTGGAATACTCTCGAGACGACAATAACCAGTACCCCATATTTGCGAATCAGAATAAGTTCCAGGTGATTGAGTCGTCCCTGATACGTGAGAGCCAAAATAAACTATAGTAACCTGTTGTTTACCATACCATCCACCACATATATGCTCAATAGATTCTTTGGTAAGAGTCTGAATATCTGTAAAATTCATTCTCCATTCTTTAAGTCTTGACTTTTCATAAAGAAATGTATTACCATGATGAGTCTCATGAATATCTTCATTTAGATTATATCCACGAGCATTTCCTTCATCTGGCATATCTTCGTCTGGAACAAAAAAGTCAAAAGTCGAACCCAGACTAAGTGATGATGTTCTAAATCTAAGTCCAAGAGCCATTAATTTCTCACTGCCAAGTTTTGTCTATTTTTTCTTGCCGCTTCATCGACTTTACGTTGAAAATCGTCCATACCATATACTGGTCCATTAAAAATAATTTGAGAAGTAGTACGATTTGAAACACCTGCCGAACGACGAATTATTAAATCGTTGGTGTTTCCACCTCTTGAACCCCAAATTCTATCAACATCGCCTAAGACATCAACCCCCTTATTCTCAATATCCTCTAAAGAATTACGTCCACTTGGAATGATATGACTTAGTAATTCATTAATTGCTAATTCCTCAAGTTTATCTATAAGTTTTTGAAATGATTCAACTAGAATTGTTCCAACTATATTGGCTCGTTCAGACTCAAGCTGATTAATTCTAGAAAGAAGTGACGCTTCTTGATCTTCGATGATTTGTATTCCAGCTTTTTCACCTTGAACTTGTAATAATTGAAATCTTAGATCATTGATCTTATCAGTTATATCCTCACCTTTTTGGCCAAACAAAATCTCATTCAATATCCCACGACCACTTGATTGGAAAAATTCTATTACTGAGCCGGCAAGGGTATCTCTGAATGCTTCAAGTTCATTATTAATTCTACCTAACTGTTTGGCAAAAGCGTCTCCCCAATTTTCTGAAACTTTAGCCAATTCTAATTCCATTGATAGTGCGTCTTTGAGAAGATCAATTTGTTGTTTTCTCAAATTTAAAATATCAGTTTGCATTATTAAAACATGAGGGTCGTCAGACCCAAACATAGTCTTAATCATGTCAATTGAATGACGTTTTTCTTCAATTAAACTAGTCAATCTATCAATCTCAATATAAGTATCAGCAACTATTTGTTTTAAAGTTGCTCTCTCACCTCCATATAATTTGGCCTTTCCAATGGATAATGCTTTTTGAAATTCTAATGTTTTTTCAGTTACTTCTGATAATTTTTGCTCATATCTATCTAAATCATCTTCATGAGTAACTATTTTCAAAGTTTCAATTGCTTTACCTTTTGCACCACCCTTATCTATAATTTCATCAATCAACTCCAGATATTCTCTTAATGTCTCCTTCGCTCTTGCTATATCTTGAGCATTTTTACCTTGAGCAAGCATAGCTTTTTGGAGACCATCTAAAATTTGAACTTTGGATTTTTTGGTGTCAAATGGCTCAGCTAACTCAGTTAGTAATCTAGATAGTGCTGAATAATACGTCAATATATTGGTTGCCTCTCCAGATATTTCTCCATGAGCTTTTACTGGTATTAACGCTGTAAGTAATCCTTCTTTTTTCACTTTTCTAGCTATTTCAAGAAGTCTATTGTTTAATCCAAGCTCTTGAATTTTCTTTCTCAAATCAGCATCAAAAATAGTAGCATGACCCGCATCCAGTGTTAATTGTCTTTGTTTTCCTATATTTTGTTTAGCTTGAAGTTCAGCTAAATCTTTTTCAAATTTAAGATATGCCTTGAGTGAAGCTGAAATTTGACTATTCCATAATCTTGATCCAAAATCAACTATTCTTGATAACCAACTATTCGGCTTACTCATTTCATTGTTTAATATAACCATTGTTTCGTATATTAAACGTAAATCAGCGTTTAATTCTTTGAAAACCCTCTCACCTAACTTTTGAGAGATGAATACCCACAAATCGTTAATATTACTTTTCAAACCTTCAAATGTAAATGCAATTCGTTGAGCGGTTCCACCAAATGAATCTTGAATCAATTTATTTAGTGCAGTTATTCTATCACCATACCTAGCAGTATAAGCTTCAAGCTGAGATTCAGTTAATCCACGAGTTGAAAGAAGAAGTCCAGTTCTTGGTGAATAATTAATAATTTTACCAAAAGCTACAGCGGTATCATTAATATCACGATTAGTGATCGCCGCCCAATCAGCTATCGATTTCATATCTCGCCTAACATCGCCACCAAACGCTTTTAGTAAAGCAAAAGCATCAACTACTTCTTGAACCATGAATGGAGTAGTAATTGTAATTCTTTGAACCTCTTTATATGTTTTTTCAAGTTCTTTGGTATCAGGAATTAATGACCTCAATCTAGCACGAGTGACTTCAAGTAATTGATTAGATTCAATTAAACTACTTACAAATCCACGAATCAATTGAACAGTTGTATTGATGATAACAAATGAAGCCAAAGCTGAGAGTACCCTTGAAAATACTAATCCAAATTTTTCAAATTGTCGTTCAGCCCACCCAAGATTTTGACTAATATTTTTTATACTTTTAGAAAGCTCAGTATTCTCTTTGATAGCCGCTTTTGTTAATCCAATTCGTTGTTGTTGAATAGCAACTTCATTTTTAGCATCACGAATCATAGCCGCACGATCTTGAGTTGAGACTGGTGTCCCAAGAGCATTATATTGAGTTTGTCGTGATACGGCAATTTGAGATTTTAACTTTTCAAGCAGGATTAATTGTTCTTTAAGTCTCTGATTAAGCCTCTCTTGATTTTGCTCGGCTCGTTTAATCTGATCAGCAACAGCTTGAGCACGTTTCGGTGCTTCGCCCGAAATCTCAATATCAAAACTCATTGTTGTAAACGCTTTAACTGCCATAGCCGAAGAATAACTCCTTTAAATTTTGAATAAGTTCTCGTGAAAATCCACGAATTGGTCGAGCTGGAACTGGCATTTCATGTTCAGGTTGTTTACCAAACCAAGGGGTAGTTGCATTAAATCCAGCCTCATGCTGAGATACTATTTGTTCATCTTCACCAGTCCATCCAACATCAACTTGATGACGTCTTTTACCTAGATAGATCAATTTTACTTTTAACCCTTCAAAAATATGTCTTGATGTTTCACGAAGTAAAAATGACGCTCCACGTCTAATACCTTTTGATTCACGATGTCTTATTGTTGACTCTTTAAGTGGTTCAAGTGGTGTTCCATTTGGAGAAGTGTGTTTTAATATTCCATATTTATAACTTCCATTATAAAAACGATGAAGAATAACTTTTACACCACTTTGACTTTGTAGCCCAGCAACAGTAAATTTATGTTTCACTGAACCTTTAACTGAGCTTACAATTTCTTCTCCAATCATTTTCATTGCATTATTGTCTGGCAAAAATCGTTGACGTAATACTAAATCAGCGTTTTTCTTACGCTTAATCATGTCAACCCATACTCCACCACTTCTATCTATTATTTTTACCGCCATCTCTATCCTCTGCTAAAAACTTATTCAATTCATCAAGATAAATATAATAGGCAATCAAAAAAATATTTGGTTGATCAAATAACGTGCCTTCACATGGAAAATGAATAAGTTCATTTCCATCTTGTCCACCAAGACACAAATTCAATTTACCAAGTAAATGAGTTGTAAGATAGGTTTTTGGAAAAGATTTAGCACAAATTCCAGAAATTCGTCTTTCCGTATTTCTGAAGAATTTCAATGCTACTTCGATGCGGTTGGTCTTATGAAGAGTAAGTAATTTATCGATAGCATCCATTAAGGATTCTATTGAATCAACTACTCCGCCTTCGTTACCAAGTCGTGTTGCAGATTTCCATTCTAATCTATCACCTTGTTCAAAATCAATCTGATGAATAAAGCATAGTCTCCCAGACCTATTTCCCATCATATCTTTGGCGATACAAAGCTCGCAATTATACCCAACAGAACCTTCAAGTTCATTGGAGCGAGATTGAATCAGGAAACATCGTATCGCCCATCTCAGTTTTTTGCTTCTTGCTCCGTCAAACTTGAAATACCACGAATGGCAGTCTCAAGTTCGTTTGCATATTCACTGGGAAGGTTCATAAGAAATTCCAGAGCTTGTTCAATATCTTTAATTTCTGGAATTTCTACGTCATTAATTACAGCATTATAAATCAATACACTTTTTTCATCTGCTCTGAGAGCTATACGAAAAAGTGACTCGCTCCACTTTCCACGTTTAATTACAGTTCTGCCTCTCTTTTCTTCAGTCATTGACTCCATATAATTATCAAATTGACGTTTAGAAAGCTGAGAGTAATTAACAATCGTTGGTTTCGGAGAAGTTATATCCGATTCCCAAGTGAACTGAATTACTTTATTTGATACTGTCTTCAACATATTTCATGCCTTTCTGGATGATTTAAATTTCGCTTAGTGCCTGTTTTTGCATTTCGCGTCCCCCTCGCGAAAACCCCCTTATGACGCTAATTTCGCCCTGTATTTAAACGATCTGCCCTCGCCTATACATTGCAATACCCTTTAAACAACTAGGGCGAAATCTTAGACCGCATGGCGGGATTTTAACCCGCCATACAGTTAAAATCCAAGCAGATCAGTTCCAAATGTAGAACCAGTATAAACTGTCACCATGGTGGATGGCCCAGTTGTACCAGAATTTGGATATGCACGATACGGAATACTTAACTCAATTATAGAATCGCCACCAGAGACAGGAATCGGGAACGCTCGATGACGAATATTAGATTGAGCAATTTTAAACTCATTGCCAGCAGCTTCAAAAACATCAATTGTTAAAGCATAACCGATGCCTTCCTGAAGTTTGGCAATATCTCGCTCAAGCTCAAAATTGAGAGAACCATCCGCCGTCCATTTCCCAAATGGAAATCGACTGTAACCACGTTGGCCAATCTTTGTTCTATCAGCTGAGTTATTATTAAACACACTTTGAAGTGACTCTATATTAAAACCCTCAGTTCCAGTAGTTGCTGTTCCCATATAATCAACAAGTCTATTATATGCAGACAGACTACCATAAACTGAAGGCCATATAAAAACGCTTGGGTATGTATAATAATCAGCATCCATAAATTTGAAACTTGGTGTCATATGACAATCTTCACCATATCTCAAATCAAAAGTAAGGCGGTCAACTATTCCATTAGTAAAACGAATACCGTTGGATTGTGTCCCGCCTGCATCAACAAATGATTGTCCAAAAACAAGGTCAATATTTATAGAATACGGATGAGTTCCTATATTTGACCCACCTGAAGTCCATTTTAGACCTGTTGGCAGACGATAAAATGTATAAGTCCCAGTTCCAGATTTAGCAACATTCTGAAAATGAGCCATAAGAATCATAAGCATATCGTCAGCTTTTGGCTGAAATACAAAATCGCCACGTGGTTGATATCGATCAACACTGAAAGTATCTACTGGGGACTCAGCAACACCTAGCATCTTATTATCACGCTCCATAACTTGAGCACCAAAATCAAGATTATGCGATTCAGCGTAAAGAAAGAAGCCACGATTACCAAGAGTTCCAGGAGTTCCCCAACTGCTTGCCTTTGTTATTCTAAGTAATGATTCCCAGCCAGCTGACATTGGTTACCTCATTTGATATTATCCTGATTCCCATACCAAAGAAATCCAATACCATCAACGATACGTTCATCGTCATGTAAAGCTACTGGATTTCCAATACTAGAACCTGGATAAGGATCAAGTTGACCGTCAAACGTATTATGTTCAAGAGTATCACTTACATCCTGAAAAAATTCATATAATCCGCGACTTTCTTTAGGACTACCACTCATAAGTCTTCCAGCCAACTTTTGAAAGGACTTAGTCCACAACTCAATAGCCACTACATATGTATTTCTGTAAAACTTACCAATCTGTGGTTGTTTGATTACAAAACCTGAATCAGCAGGAGAAATTTTGATTAAAAATAATTCAAAACTTGGAAGAATATCCTTTTCATTTTGCAATGAAATCACTATAGAGTCATCTGGAACATAATTCAACTTCTCAGATTTTTGTAATGTACTCTGAATAGTGGTTGAAAGTTCTTTAAAGTTTAGTGAATTCAATCTTACCGGCATCAACCCCTCTTTATTCTACGAAAATTAGAGTGACGATTAATTACTTTTACATTTGCTGGGATACATTTAATTTGATACTCATCGCCATACTCAACTTGTTTTTGTGTACCATACAGTGTCCCAGCTGGCTCCCAACGAACATCTAATCCACCCTCAAGATGAATCCATGTAGTTCCAGTAAGAGAAAGAGTTTCAGACCAAGAATATCCATCATTATCAGATGACTTGAACTCAGCTTCACCTATCTCGTTACCAGATGTGGTAGCAAAAATTTTAAGACGAAATACTTTAGGATAATCAGACTTCCAATAAAAACCTGAGTCCCAATTAGTATAAAATGTTCCACGTCCAACTCTAGAAATTTCAACCGGGTAGCCAATCCCATAAGTAGTTGTATCGGTATCAAGTGATACTCTACCTAATACAATATCATTGATTATTTGATTCGCCCGTGTAGCAAAAGACATCATCCATTCTGGTAACCCATCTCGAAATTCAACAGCATGACGAGATTTAAGTTTATTAAAAATAGTATCAACAGCATTCCATTCAACTAAATGTGGATGATATTGACCTAATTTGACATTAGTCCCAACTGGAATAATTGGAACACGGCCTACACTGCTTAGCTCAATATTAATCTTATTGAAGCTGAATGATAAGTCGTCAGCCAAACTACCAGTGTAAATTTGAAGAGTTCCTGCAAGATTATCTTTATGCCCATAATAATGAGTTGCAAACCCTTCAAAAAATCTTTCAACATCAGCAAAGGTTGCGTATGAAGACATTTTAGGTTAATAACTCCTTGTCAAGATCAAAGAATGCTTTGCCATTAATCCACTTGTTCTGAAATGCCATTGAATCCTGTTGCAAAATACGAATTTGACTTGGTGTTGGATTTTGAGATGAACCTATTTTATGATAAATCACAAAGGATGGTTCATAGATAATCTTAAATCCAGCGTATCTAGTTCGATAACAAAAGTCTGAATCCGAAAAGTAATTAAACATTTTTTCATCAAGGAGTCCGATTCGCTCAAATACCTCTCGACGAATTAAAACACTGGCAAACGTCACCCACTTCTCTGGTGTTCGTTGATTAAACTGTTTTAATCTAACTGAGCCTGATTTATGTATTCCAGCTGGAAGACACTCATAAGTTCCAGCATGATGAATAAAATCATGATCATCCATCGAACGAATTTGAAAACCCACTATACCTATACTTAAATCAAGCTCAGGTAAAATCTTCTCAATTGCAATTAGTGTCTCTTTAGGAGCTATTGTATCATTGTTAAGGAGCCAAATCCAGTCTGGTGGAGAGTTATTCCACGGAACATCTATCCCACCTAGAAATTTCCTGATGATTTTATTGTTTCCACATGAAAATCCAATATTTTCTTTATTACAATCAAATATTTCATGAAAAAATTTTCCATTTAATGACGTTAAACAATTATCGAGAAGTTTTTGTTCACCATAATGTACAATGGAAATTCCGACTTTCATAAATTCTCCTTTAGTTCATTTTTAATACTGTAAAGTTCATAGCTATTCAAGTTATTTGGAATCCAAATATGTGGTTTTTTTGCAAACACAAATACGCCAGGAGATTGATAATCAGTTGCTATTGAAATAATCTCAAAATCAGAGAAAATATAAGCTGTATTTAAAACACTATATCGCCAATAATCGCTTGGATAGCCATGAAAACCAGCTCCTTTTGATCTGGTAGTTATCAAGATATAACCATCAGGTCTTATTACTGATTTCATATTATTAATAGCACATCGCCAATCCTTGGCATGTTCAAGCATTTCACATGAAATTACAAAATCGAATGATTCTTTAGTATATTTATCGATTAAATCACAAGCATCACATATCTCATCAACTTCTGGTCCTTGACGAATATCAACACCTTTATATTCAGACGGAGAAAAAGAATTAAAATGTTCACGAGTAGAGCCATTGACATTTAATGACCCAACATCAATAATTCTTTTTCCTTTGACATATTCAAGTTTCACTTCTCGTTTAACAAACTCCATTACTGGAACATTCATTTCCACCCTCGTATAGCAATCTCATCATTTGCACGTTTTGGAATTTCTTCAACTCGACTAAAACCACAAGTCATAAGAAGAAGCGTTAATGATTTACTAGTATAGCCCCATTTATGAATTTGTTGCTCAGAATCATTTTTACCATATATACGAAATATAGCTTGAGCGCAATCAGGTAATTTATTATACCCTCTCAAAAAATCTTCACATGCAAGCTCTACATCTGGAACATGAATGTCTAGAGTTCCACCTTTTCTTAAAATTCTATAAATCTCTTCAATTAGATTAATCCCAATCTCGTATCTAAAATGTTCAAGAGCATGTTTAAATAATACTTGAGAAAATTTTTCATTTGGAAGTGGAATTTCTCCAAAAGATAAATCCACATTTTTGTCTGAATTTGAAAAATCTACATTTAACCATCCAACCATCTTGTTATTACCACAACAAAGATTAAGTTTATCCGATTCGGTACCACGTTGAGATAACCGTTGAAAATGATAAACAGGAGAATGAATATGAACAAATTTAACATCCTTTGATATCTTTTCAAAGAAAATAATATCGTTTGGATAAGGAAATGGAGGAAACGTTGGATAGCCACCCATTTCAAGAAAATAGTCTCTCTTGAAAATTACAGGCATAAACCATCCAAGTCCTTCATCTATCACTGGATTAACTGGATAAATTTTTGCAAAATTATCAAAACCAGCTTTATCAAAAGTTTCTATTGTTTGACCAAAATCTTTTCTGAGATTTTTACTATTTACGTCAACATACCCTGGTTCAACAATATCAAACGTAATAACTGGATTATCAGATAAATCAACATTAACTCCATAATCCCAAGATGGTGGAAAATAGGTATCATCATTTACAAGTAACACCAGCTTTTCTCTAGAATTTTTTACTCCGATATTATACATCTCATAAACATCTAAATTCTGTTCATCTCCAATATCAAGTAAATGAATTGGTAATGGATATTTCTTTTTCCACTCATCAATAATTTGAGGAATTATCTCACTATTAATTTTATTTGGATGATCAAAAACAACAACCAACTCGTTACAATTCATAGAATGAGCAAGAATATACTCACACGAGAACCTCATTCTTTCAATTGAGTTGGTTACTACTATTGCTGAATACTTCATTCTCAATCTCCTTTGAACTTTCAAGTAATTCAAATATCTCAGCAACTTTATCTGTTATCATTTTTGGTGTTATATTACCTACACACGCTGGCATAGTAGCACTTATAGCACCAATTTTTTGGCGAATAGCTCCAAACTCATCATCTATAGCTTTTGGAATTGTTTGAAACTCTTTTGCAACCTTCATAATATCTTCACGAGAATTTCCGGCTTGAAATATACGTTTTTCACGCTCACTTAATGATTCTTCTGCTTTCTTTTTCTCAAGTGGACAAAATTGATCAAGTACAAAGCATGGATGACATGGAACTTTAGCTTCAAGCGGATGAGCAAACTTATAATACTTAATACGAGTCCAAGCCGGAACTGTAGTATAAATATCAATTGAATGAGTGCCTACAGCCTCAGCAACATGACTCATTCCCGAATCAGCTGAAATAAATACAGCCATTTGATTAATCAACGCTACTGAGCAGAGTATTGGATCAAACCCTTCAGGTACATCTATCTTCTTCCTACCGTATTTTGCCATCATAACCCATTCATTTCCAGCAAAAACCAGAATGGTGTCATTCATGTACTTAGTATGAAGAAGTTCTGGTAAATCCATTGCTCTATACCAAGTTCTTGTCAAAGAAGAAGCTTGAAGCTGAATTCCAATTACTCTACCTTCATCTGGAACTTCATTTAATGCCCATTCATGATACTTCTCTGGAATACTAATTTCTGGTCTCTTATCTTCGTCTGAAATTTGAGTCCAATCAATATTTGACCATGCAAAACTTAAATCCACCCAATTCATATAATTGGAGTTAATACTACGTCTCCACTCATCTATTTTATTAAAACCTGCACGATTTTCTTCAATTGAAAATTTAAAATCAAACACCTCATCATATCCAGATTTAAGTATATCAAGCGACACAAAATTCTTTTGTTCATCTTCAATACAATCTATTCCATTTAAACGTTGAACCTTTTTAATGGAATGAAGATATGGCAATTTTTCAAAGAGTTGAAAAACCTGACCAGTTGGAGAGCCTATGAAAAAATCAACTTGATATCCACGTTTATGTAATTCTTTAGCTATTGGAGTTAATATCAAACAATCACCCAAGCCACCAACTCTAGCAATAAGAGCTTTTTTCACATGATTAGTTGATATCTTGGTAAGTTTTATAAAATCTGATATTTGAATGTTCTCATTCTGTTCCATTCTTACCTCAAATAATATGGGATTTCTGGAAATTTTTCAATTAATCCGCGTGTTGCAGGGGAACCAAACTCATTTAAAACTCCACGGATAAAGTTTTTCTCCACTTGTTGAGCCTCTGGCGAGATATTCTTACCTCTTTTCAAATGCGTCCTAATAACTGATTCAAGGTCTCGTTTATGTTCAAATTTCTGAAAAAGAAATAACTGTTTCTGCGTGATTATATCGGGAAATTTATGTGCCTCAGTTGGCCACTGAAGTGGTGGTAAATCTCTATCTTCAAATTTAATTACTCGTTTCCAAAATCTTGGATGTGGATCGCTACCAAGCATTCTTTCTAAATCAACCTCTTTATCTTCATGATAAATTGAATTTTTAAAGAGAAACCAACATACATCAAAATCATATACAGTGATACATCTCGCTAATTCATCGATAGTCTCTTTTGGGATAACTTCGTCGGCATCCATAGCTAAAACATAATCTTTGGTTGCTAGAGCATAGCAATATGAACGATCATAGTCAGCATTACCTTTATTAGTTGTTCTGATATAATTAATTGGAACTTTAACTAAAGAAGTTAATTCATCAGTCAAAAGTTTTTCATCTGAGCCTTGATCAACTAAAACCAATTCGTCAATAATACTTGAAACAGAATCAATTGCTCGTTTCAATAATTCTGATTGATTGAAAATAACCATACATAGACTGACAGACTTTCCAGAAATCATAACTTTCTTCTTTCTATTATTTTTAAGCATCTTCGATAAAACTCATTATTAAAATATACTGGTGGTTGTAAAATATACAACCACCAGTATTAATTTATCCTAACGAGCCGTAGTTGAACGCACCCGATTTGGAACGAACTACCAAGTTGGCAGTACCTTTGCTCTGCCAAATAGCTCCCTGACCTCGATAGAAGATTGTCTTCCAAACAGACAGACGACCAGCATCTGAACCAAAATCAGGATAATACCATGTGCTTGGCAACATGCCGAACCCATAACCAGCCGCATTCGCACCACCCACGATTGATGTGCCTTTACTCAATTGCTCTTCAGTTTCGATGAAGATGAAATTCTGGAACTCACCAAGAACTTGATACAAAAGCCCTTGCTGATTTGAATAAAGTTGCTGATTCGTAAAAACCGAGCCAGACTTTAAGTTTCGCAGAGTTGCTGAATTTGCAATCCAGTAATACAAACCACGCTCGTTGAATGGTGATACAAGACTCGCTTTTAATGAATCCGAGGCAAGTGCAACTCCACCGGGCCCAAGTTCTCCATAGTTTGCCGCATTCAACGGACGATTCGTTCCCAACAGAGTTGAGTAAGAACCTGCCGCTGGAACTTCTATGGAAAACGGGGTGTTGACCAGAATATCATAATCCAGCCAATTAACCATTCTACCAATATGGATGCCTAGTGTTTCAATAAGCTCACTACGAACATTGATATCAGTTATGAAATCGCCATATTGACCTTCATAACCAACACCTGTTCCATATTCATAAATGGACATTGAAACTGAATCTGTTTTCTGGGTTCCGATACCAATTGCAGTACCAGAAGTCAGTGGAGAAACTGTGCCAGGTTGTCCAAAATTCTTAAAGATAGGGGTAGTGAATGTTCCACCTTTCCCTTTTCCAAAAGCATTTCTGGACTGATTCATTACTCTCGAAAAAACTAGATTAGAGATAGCGGCACGCATGATCGTTCCAGCAAGATTCTTAACCTCAAAACCGTCACCACGAATCGTGCTGACATCATAGCTGAACATATTGCCGTATCCCGCACCGGGAGTAAAACCCATTGTTCAGTCTCCTACAATCCAGGAACTCTTATACCCTGTGGACCAACGACTGGTTCAGCTGGTGGTTGTTGTATAACTTTACCATCTGGACCTTTCTTTGGTTGAGCAGGAGTTCCTTCAATTTTTGAACGTATAAAGTTCTCTTGTGCAGTATGAGCTTCATCAAGGAGTTGTCTCCATTCCTTTTTTGAATCTTTTCCATCAGGATCGAAGATTTCAAGCTTGGCTGGGTCAATGAATCGCATGTCTATTTCAAACTTCTGACCAAACTCCTTTTCGACCTCAGTCATAACGTCCTTGGTTAAGACATCAATTTTGCCTTGCCAAATTTCATCACTTTCCCTAGTTCGGTCTGCTTTCCATTTATCAACACTGAAATCCTTAGGCATATTATCAAATTTCTTCAAATCAGTTTGAAACTGAGTAACTTGACCTTTTGCCGTATTAAGTTCAGTATTAATAGCGTCAAACCTAGACCCTTTTTCCACTAGAGTGGCTATTTCCGATTCAGGGATTCCAGCAGGAATCTTTGATTTAAGAATCAAATGATCATTCTTAACCGCTTTAAGTGAATTTACTTCACTTTCAGCTATAAGAATATGACCATCTGGTGCTTCGGGAATATTAAGAGTCTGACTTCCAAACTTGACTAGTCCCATAATTCTGCTCCTTTCATGTTGGCTTTTGAGTTATTTTCGTTTCATTTGTTTTTCGTGATAAGCTCTATTTCTTATAGCGGCAGACATCACGGCCGCTTTATGTGATTTTGCCATAGCCACTGTTTTTCCAGTAGCCTTCTCAACTATTCGTTTACCTCTAACTAAGACTGGCATTTTCCACCACCGTTGCTTTAAGTAATGGGATTTTTAGTTCACGAATATTCACAGCCATCAAGCCTTTTGTTGTTATAACTACTTGAAACTGAACTATTTGACTTTTAGCAAGCGTTTTAAACTTTTCATCTGTAGAAATTCGTGAAAAGTGAGCAAATATATCATGAGAAGCACCGTCCGGCTTTTTGAAGTAATCACACTCTATAAATCCAAATCCTAAATCTTCACGAAACCATAGTACCGTCCCAACATAATCTTCATTTGAAATTTTGTCATCTCTCTTTCCCATATTTCAACTCCTTACGTTCCTTGCTCTATACTCTTTCGTTCCGTTGAGGCTGCTTTTGGTCCAACACCTTTTTGTTGAGAAATCTTTTCAATAGCTTTAGTCGCTTCATTGAGTTGTTTCTCGGTCCAATCTGGATGCTCAGCTCTTAAAATTTCTTCAACACTCTCAGTCCCAGATTGACGTTGCAGAGCTTTAATTTCTTCATCAAGAAGTTTGTCAATACCTAAGAAGTCTGGGTCAAAATCAATATGAAAACTAACTGTTGGATCAAGTTTAAAGTCTCGTCCAGTAACTTTTGAGAAAAACAATAAATCAGCTTTCATTTCCTCAATTTCACTTACACGAAATTGAGCAAACTTTCGAGCCATTACTGAACGCTCAGATGTAAATAGAGCTTTTAATGGTGGCCCAGAGCGTATTTGACCAATCTCTTTTAGCATCCCACGTGAGATTAAAGAGATTCCTGAAACCATTGAGAGAACTCTTCTAAGATCATCTTGACGACCCTTAGATGCCTCAGTTTGACCATCCCAAGTAATATATTCAGCTTTTACATCATTAGCTTTCTTATCAGGAAATTCAACAAGCGCATCTAGCGTTCTGACAAATCCCTCAGGAAACTTACCCCCATAAACAGCTAAAATTGGAGACTGATGATAACGAATTAAAGCCTTATCACCAGAGCCAAGTTCATCTATTTCTAGATTCATTGACTTTAGTGAATTAATCTCAGGTTCACCTTCTATATAAAATGGATCACCGGTATTACGATAAACTGTGAAAGGAACATCTATCCTTCTGAAAGGATTTTTATTGATAATACTCCCAAACTGAACAGTAATTTGAGTCCATTGAGTTTCACCTTCTTTTCGTTTCCATTTAAGCCAAACATCATCATCAATATACTCCATAAATTGCATTTTTTCAAATGTACGTCCTATTAATGACATTAATGTTTTATTACCAATAAAATTATCATAATCATATACACTGAAAATTGAACCAACCCTAGTTGAATCGACTATGTTATTTTCATCAATATATGGAAACGGAACACAAAAAGCTGAATCTCTCAATTTTTTAACTATAACACCATACTTTGCTTTACTGAAGTTATCAGAAGCATCATCAAACTCTTTACCTGTTCTGCTATCAATTAGTTTACGCCCAACTATAGAGTAACCGCTCACTAAAGTATTTAATGCTTTATTATCATCACTAATTGATTGATACTCATCTCTCCAGACACGCTCTTTGAAAAATCTCATTAATTCTTCATCAACCTCTGCTTCTTTACTCCCCTCTTTCATTCGTTTTACATACCGTTGAACTGTTCTTCCGTCACCATACAAATGAGCCACCATTAAATCAACAATATGCTTGATATGATTTTCTATAGTGGCATCTTCAACTCTTGCGGCAAAATCAGCTATATTTTCTCCCTGATACTTTTTAAAGAATAATTTATGGAGACCATTATAGAAGTGCCAATTCTCAATTACTAAATCTTGATGATGTTGAAAGAAATTTTCAATATCATACATAACTGAAAATTGACTCAACTGTCTATTTTTAGACAGTGAGACCATGCGTATTAATTGATCTATAGCTGAGACTGCCATTATCTTATCAATGTCCTAAGTTTTCGAAAAATTGCCGGCTGAGGATTAAGCATCATTGCCGTCAAATTATAAACCAAAGCATGAAAATAATGGTCAGGATTTTTAATATTTGGATACCAAGGAACCCAATTACCTATAACATCCTGTTTCAATGCTCTGATTGGAGACTTCATATGTTCATAAAAATCACGAATTCTTCTAATATCAATTGGTAATGTCATTTTCTTATTCATTACCACGTCAGATAACGTCATCATCATAAGAGTACGATGAATATTCACTATATTTGAATCCCAATCTAATCTAACTTTATCTGTACTTCTTTCAAGAAACTGAGGATAATATGCAAGCCAAACATTTGAATGTTCATTTTGAAATTTAATAGCTTCATCTTTATCAGGGTTAGCATCAATTACTATCGACTTACATCTGAAATCCTTATAGAATAGTCCAAGTTCCTCCCAATCATTTAATTCGATTACAGAGACTATTTTAACTCTATTATTTTCGTCAAATATTGAAGCCGCTGCATGAATAACGTTACCAATGTCAGCTCCAATAAAACAAGGAATTTCTGACCTAAGCCATAAAGTATAATTGCCACGAATAGCATCAAGGTTTTCATCTGCAATTCTACTACCTTTTGGTTCGTATGGTCTGCCTAAGTCTGAGTTGTTAAACTCTTGCTCCTTGAGAGGATTCATCGAATCTTTCATCATCTGATTAAGATTCGCATTTGGAGCAAAAAGTTTGCTTATACTATAACCATGACAATAATCAGAATTTTTTGGAAACTTTACAACCCACTGCGCTCTAGCTGAAAGACGATCAAGTGGTTTTTTGCAAAATCGACAAATAATAATAATATCTGGCTGATAATATGAAAATTTAATTTCATGTGCATTTTTATCCAGTATATTATGTTCCCAAATTAAGTCTTCATTCCATTGACCACACGATTCACACTGAATAGTCCAAACTCTTTGATCGCTTCCACGTTCGTTTTGCGCTTCGTTCCCATAATAATAAAGCGATATCCCAGACCCGTGAAACTTTGGTGTAGAGAAGTACGATCTCTGAGGATTTGCACTGGCACCAAGACGTTTATCAAGAGTATAAAGAGTACCTTCTTCGTATTCGTCGACTTCATCAGCTTCAAGATCACTAACGTCAACCGTAATAATCTGACGTCTCTTTTGGACACCTCTCCAATAAATTTGATTCTTATTGATTGAAAACTTTTTAAGATTAAGCGAACCGGTAATATACTTTTGAAGAAACTCATTATTTAACACAGCTTCACGTGCTCGAGCATCAACAAACTGTTGCATTTGCTCAGCTGCTGGAAAAGTATAAAGTAAATTACCCTTCCTTGATATTGCTTTCCACATTGTTCTAGCCAACTCAAGTTCAGAAATACGAGATTGAGCTGACTTCATTGTAACTCTAAATGGATGCTGGTCTTGAGCTAAACCTATTAAATAAGGAGCATCATGAAGTGAGAATTTTTCTCCTTTATGCTCACCAGAAGAAATTTTCCATTTATCGAGAAGAAAAATCAAAAAATCACTGTGGATCCTCTTCTCTAGTTCCTTCTCCAATTTCAGGCGCTTCTGAGGTGATAACTGGTTCAGACTTTCCATTAGTAATTTCTTTTTCAACCCAACTGTCTTGTGGTTTATGTTTAAATACATCTTGATTTTTCAAATGATAAACCATTCTATCAAATGAATCTTTATCTGGATCAGTACAACCAGCTAAAACAATCATATCTTTAACTGTTAAATATCGTTCACGAGCGCTCATTAACCACTCTCTATTTGTGACCAAAGAGCGATTGATGAATTTTGGACATAGTTGAATTTCACCTCTTTGAACTGCACACATTGAACCACGATCGTTTTTAGTCATTACCCCATTAAAACAAGCATAAATATCCCCCATCTTTTCGCCTTGAACGCAATTAGTAAAATCTGTAAATTCAATTTTTTGAGTAATAGCTTTTGGTAATTGCGCACCATATCTCTCTTGAAGTATAGCCTCAACATCATTTTTATCAACTATATTTGCATCCTCAATCTCAGTCTCATCTTTTTTCTGATGTGGCTTAAAATGATCAAGTAAACTCTTGCCACCCATCTCTTGATTAATTTTATCTGATGTCTTTAAGTACAAGTTGGTTAGCTTAACAGTCATATCATCTGGACCACCAACAGTGTTCTTTAAACCATCAACCGACTTCTCAAAAAGAATCTCTGCAAGTTCATTATATCTGGAAATACGAAATATCTTATCAGCAAAGCGGTAAGTTTCTCCAATTCTAAGTGCCACTGTTGCATACACCTGATCAACTATTTCAGCATACTTAACACGATAATAGTAAAGATTGATAGGCATTAACTTTGGCTGATTGTCTTTTTCTCTATCTTCATTTACTATTCTCAAAATCTCTTTTTCTGACATTCTGAGAGCTAGACCTATAATAATAAACTTACGATCTTCAACTCTTATATGTTTACCATCCTCAATATTGGTTTTCTTAAACCAACTCTCCCCTATATCAACCGTAACAATTTGAGCTACTCTATCAACTAACTCAGTAGCAAGCTCCTTCTCAGGAACCATTTTCAGTATAGCTGGATGTGCTGGATCTTTTGATATAGCAGCCATTAAACAATCACCAAATCGTTAAACACTTTACGAGTTTTTGGTCCAAATATCCCATCAATAGCCAGCTGAGCACCGCTAGCATTAAGTTCATTTTGAATCTTTCGTGCCACATTATAGCGAAAAGCATTCAAATCAATAGCTAATCCCGGACAGGTTTTTCTCAAAACAACATTATCTTGATTGTCTCGGAAAAATCCGGTTCCTGGAAGTTCACGGTGTCCAACTAATCCCCCGTAACTCGGAATCGCTTTTTTTGGTTCAACTTTATGCTTGATGCAAAGATATGTCGCAATATTGAGAGCGTTTTCATATATCTCTTTGGAAAGCGGAATATGGTTTTTCTCATCTCTTGTAGGAAAGTAGTCAATGGAAAACGCGATACTTGTTGAGTTGAATGGGGCAGCATGAGGTGTGATCACTAAATCACCAACCATATGATAAATCTTTTCAGCAGTGACATAGTAATGATAGGAACAAATAGAAAAACCACGCTCTTGAATGAAGAACGCTGAAAGTCTTTCTGGAGACCAATGTGGTGCATCGGTGCAATGAAATACCACACGATTTATTGGTTTTTTCCTAGTCTGAGGAATAGCATTATGATTAACTATAGTTTTATCTCTATAATCAAAGTAAAAATCACCTATAAGATGATTTCGTAAATCAGATTCAAGAAGTTCCATTATAATGTCCCAAACCAAGCAGTTTTAGATATTTCAAATATCCCGCTTCCAACACATTTCATAGGAATAGATGCACCTTCACTGAAAGTGCCTCCACTTGGATTGATCCAGACTGAGTAAAAATATTCCTTTGGGGGAAAGTTAAGGTCTGTTGATTGAAATGTGACTGTGAATAGACCAAGCGTCCCGGTTGGAATAGTTGCCCCTGTTCCAACTGATTTTCTAACCAAAGTAGTACCAAATGGGTCATTAGAATTTTTTACCACTAAAAAAAGACCATAACCTGTTATATCCAAACCACCAAGATTATTCCCCTCAGTATCATAATTATGAACCGTCCCATAAACAGTTCCAAAAGAGCGATATGGGACAATTATGCGGTTCATATTCGAGTTGTCCAGTCAACACTTCTAAAAGTACCAACCAAATCTTTCTTCTGAGTAGAAACTAAGAAATCTCTATATTGTGTTATTAATGAAATGTCAAAGATTCCGGGAATTACACCAGCTTCCGTTTGTAAAACAAGTATCAAATTTTCTATAGACTTAATATGTGAAGAAAAACTTTTTCCAACACTCATTGAACTATATACATCACTTACAGCATTAAATAATATTGATTGCCCTTTACCGACTGTTGGATTTAATAAAAACTCAGATATATTTTTAGCAAATTCAATGAGACCTTTTCCAATACTTATATCATTAATTTGATTTGATAGATTATTAAAAAATGTTATGCAGTTTTTACCTATTGATAAGTTATCTATTTGATTTGATAGCTCATTACTGGACAATATAATATTTCTACTAATAGATGGGTCATTTTCATTATTTGAGTTAGAGAAACTTGACTTTGAGAATCCCTTTCCAACGCTTGAGATATTAACTACATTAGAAACTGTCCACATAGATGAAACGAGTGCTTCTAATGTGCCCCCTCCCGCCGTCCAGGTGACATCAAGTCTGGGGTCTTTATCTGTCCCGGTTTGGTTAGAGCAATACCAATACACATAGCCGTCATCTGTCGGAGCCGAATTATCGACATCCTTTGAACCTTCCCGTACTCCAAGTTTTGTCGAACCATCAACTATAATCCAGCCGAGACCCGTAGCATTGAGCGCGAAATCATTGTATGTCCCATCTGCCGCTAAATCCACAATGGCTTTTCGTGTTGCGCCTTCAGGCGGAGAGTTAAGAGTTAGGTTATCATAATCTCCAACCACCAACGCCGTTATCGATGCCTGCGTCGTTTGAATAATGGCGTAGGTTCGTGTGCCTGAACTTAACCATCTCATGAGCTTAAATGTTGCCGCCGTGACTGTCGCGCCGGCCCCGATGCCGCTTGTATCAAAGGGGAAAAACATCCGGTCGATGTTGTACTCGCCAGCGTTAACCCAAACTCTTTGAATTTGTGTGGAGCCTCCTGCAGCGACAGCGGCAGCAGTATTAGCGCCTCTTGCCGTGCTCCAGTCACTATGCCACTTTGAGGCAGATCCGTCACCCCCAGCATCGGCGTAGTAAGAATTACTGTCGTCCGTCTCCAGCCATGCGCCCAACTCCGTGAAGGTCAGGTCGATGAATGCCTGCGGAATAATCTTCACTACATGAAGCACCCCAGAGGCAAGGTAGAACTTGAAGGAAACATCAACTACCTCTCCGCGATGATTCCACACATGGGGCTTTCGCAGGTAGATGTTCTTGCCTGCCGTTGAAGTCGGGAATACAAGTTGGTCTGAAACGATGAGGTCTTTGCCCGCTTTTGGTTTTGTTGCAAATGTGGCATTCGTCAAGTCCACCGTCATATCAATCTCATTGAATGACGGCTTTTGCTCAAAGCGAAATATCCGTGTCAAAGAACCGTTACGAGCTTCAACAATCTGGTGCATCCCCGTGCCGAGCAAGTCTTTCCAGATCAAGCCCTTACCCAGCAAGCCAAAAGCTGAACCACTATACGGCACCCCTTCAATCTTACTGAGATTTGGGATTGTTACTGCAAGAGAACCACTGACATTGTGAAACCTCACATCACCAAACAATCCCACCTCGGCATCATAAGATGCTTTAGTGGTACTAAAAAGTTTTGACGTAGAATTATACTGTAAAGTAGTATCTATATCCGAGAGTGAGCCATCTTTCGATAACCCACTCGGATAATGAATGTGTCCTATATGAAAATTACCATGAAAAAGGTTTCCATCTTGAAATATTTTTGAGGTAAGCGTTCGTCTTTGTGCTATTTCAATCAACTTTTTACCTATTAAGTGGGTGCTAATATATGAGCAAGTGCACCAATAGCAAATTGAGGAACATCACCAGCCGAAATAATTTTGTGTGGTGTAAGACTGCCAAAAGCCCAACAAGTTCCAACTGTTAAATCGTCAAAAAGGGCACCATGAGTAACAGTCCCATCGCCAGCAGTACAAGTACCAAAAGTAATGACAGCACCATTTAAAACAGTTCCACTGGCACCTGTATTAGCATAAGCACCAAAATTGGTATTATTATTTAAAATAGCCGCTCTAGCATATCCTGTATAAGTCGGTTCCGTAACTGTTCCAGCATATCCCGGATTAACCGATGACAACGCCATATAAAACGTACCTGGAACAAGTGGAACGGTAGAACCAAAGAAATACTTTAATCCAGCCTTCTCACCATATCTAGTTAAACCGGGCATAGCAACTCCAAGAAAAACTTGGATTCACTTAAAACTTTCAAAAATTCAAGAAATTGTAACCGATTTCTTAGTGATAAGACGAAGAAGCACGTTCAACACACCAAGAATGATAACTGTAGTCTCAGGAGAAATTGCATCCTCAGCAAGACCAAATACTGAAGCTCCAATAGCAATGACGTTAACCCAAAATGTCTTTGATTGCCAAAATGGTTTTGAAACTGTTGAGTCTGGCATGATAGTTCCTCTGATTAATGTTAATGGTATCTTAACAACTTTTCCAATTACTGGAATATATTCAGCTAAAACCTCGGCAATAGTCAAAACTTTATCCCAATTGACATTATTAATGTAATATTCTA